ATGACTACTTCTGGGGTCAATCCGAGGTGCAAAAACTGGTCTATCTCCAAGAAATGCGGAACAAGCGCATGTCGGAGATACTGGACCTGTTGAGTAAGCAGGTTGCTCCTCCTACCGCCCTTATTGGCTTTAGCGGGATTCTGGATGAAAAGAATTTCGCTCTGCAACGTCCGGGTGGTCTGTTGGCAACGGATATGCCGTCGGCAAAAGTGGAACAACTAGCCCCGACAATACCCAACGACCTGTTCAAAGAGATAGATTCCATAGACCAGATGTTTGCAGAAGCCTCTGGCATAGTTTCAGTCTTGCAGGGACGGGGGGAATCAGGGGTAAGGAGTGCCGGTCACGCCTCACAACTGGCTCGATTGGGGTCTAGCAGGGCGAAGAAACGGGCACTGATAGTCGAAGATAGCCTTGAGAAGATGGCCACGATGTATCTCAAGGCCATGCAAGTCTACGATGCGACGAAATACACGGATACTAAAGAGACGAAATTCATCGCCAACCAGTTCACGAAAGATTTCGTGGTCAAGGTTGATGCTCATTCTAATAGCCCGATCTTTACTGAAGATTTGCGAAGCCTTGCCTTTGAACTGTTTAAAGCGCAAGCGATAGATAAAGAATCGCTGTTGGACCTGTTAGAGCCTCCGATGAAGCAGGAATTGAAGAATCGGTTGAAGAAGATGGAGGAAAAGCAGGCACAACAACCGCCTTCGCCTCCTGCTGGTCAACCTGCACAACTGAAAAAGGTTGGATAATGGCTGATAACCGTATGCCGGGGTATGCGACAACGGCAAAGTCCGATCAACCCCGCGTCAGTGGCACTCAATTGAAAACGTATGAACGGTCGCCCGGTATGACATACAATCGGTCGGCCATTTCAGGAACCATGCGGCAAAACCGCAGGGATTATTCGCGCAAATAGGAGAAGATCATGTATGGTCGGAAAATGAAGCGCGGTCGCAAGTCGCGTCGGTAACAAAAGTTGTAATCAAGGGGCGTTGATTAACCTGAAAGGAGCTTAAAATGGCCCGTAAAGCCCGCAAAGCGCGCAAAGCGAAGCGCAAGTAACTAGTCCGGGGGGAATCCCGGTCAGTTACAGAGGATGGTGGCATAACACCCACCATTCTCTATTGACATGAACATATTTTGGGTTTATATAGCCCAAAAAGTGAGTAAGTAATTACTTTGGAGTAAGAGCATGGCAGTTCCGCCAGATATGTTGGCAATGATTAAGAAGGATCGTGCAGGCGCTACGCCTCCTGCCCCTGCTGCTACTCCCGATGCCGGATATAACGGCATGTCTGCACCTGAAGCCCCTCCTATGGGCGCTCCTATGGCGACTCCTGAACCCAAACTGGGTGAAAAAGAGAGTGCGTCTATCAATGTGCAGACGGCTATGGACCTGCTGGAGCAGGCACTCCCCAAAATTGGTTCAGACAGTGAAGAAGGCAAGGCCATCATGGCGGCTGTCACTGGTCTGACTAAACTTTTTGGTAAGCGTGAGGCAAAGTCGAGAGAACTCATGCCTGCTGAAATTATGAACATGATTTCTTCTCTGCCTCAAGCGGGCGGCGCGACTCCTGAGCAGAGAGTTGCAGCACAAGCGCCTGTGCCCGGAACTGCTACACCCCCTCTACCCATGTAAGGAGCCTTAAATGGACCTGTTTAAACCGCGTGGCGCACAAACCATCCGTGGCGCTACTGACAACAAGCAGCAAAATGGACAGATCACTAACACCCCGCGTTATTCGGAGTTTGGTGGTCTGAGTGGCCCGACTAAGACCGGCAAGAAAAATGCCATGAGCCTTAGCAAGCCGGGCGACACCAAAAAAGTAATTTAAAGGTTAAAGGGGCTAGGTTATGTCACTCGAAAACATTGCACCGGAAACTCGGGATGAAATGGCAGCACTGCTGAAGAAGCTGTCAGATCATCCGAAAACCCGCAAGACTATTCTCAAATCAATCAAAGAAGTAGACCCGGAATTTCATATCCCGGAACTTGAGATTGAGAGCAAGGCGGAAGAAGTCTATTCCAAGACCAATGAGGAACTGGAAAAACTTCGCGCTGAACTCCGTGAGCGAGATGCGCGGGAAGAACTTTCCAAGCGTAGAAATTCCCTGATGAAAAACGGGAAGATCAAGTCGGAAGAAGATATTGCCGAGATTGAAAAAATCATGGTTGATAAAAAAATTGCCGACCATGAAGCGGCCGCGGATTACTGGAACTGGATGAAGCAAGCCAGTGAGCCGACTCCTTCTGGCTACAATCCTCAAGTTATGAAGCAGTGGGATTTGACCAAGTACATGAAAAACCCGCAGGCTGCGGCAAGAGAAGCGGCGGCGGATGCTTTGAATGAGCTTCGGCGTAATCCGAGGCCTGTTGGTTTGTAAAATAGCAGGGGCTATTTCTTAGGAGATTGATATGTCGATTGGCGGCGGAATTATCCCGGCCAGTGGCACTAATCAGTATAACGAACTGACGTATGTCACCCGGCGTGCGTTTATTCCGAAGCTGGTTGTGCAAATCTACAACAGCACTCCGCTTATGGCTGCGCTGCTGGCGAATAGCCAACAAGCATCTGGCGGTGTGTCGTCTGTAACTGTTCCGGTTCAGGGTGCACAATTCGTTAACGCGCAGTGGTCTGATTACTCCGGTTCGTTTGCTCAACCGGCAGTGCAGCAGGGCGCATACAACGCGGAATTCAACCTCAAGCTGATGATTGCTCCTGTTCCGTTCCTCGGGATGGAAGGTGCAGTGCAGCAGGATTACGCGATTATTCCGCTGATCGAAGCGCGGATGAACGATGCGACGAACGTGATGATGGATGCGATGGCGTATTCGCTCTATAACAACACCACGAACGCGCAGCAATTCACCGGCCTTCCGGCAGCGATTGACGATGGCACCGGCACTGCGACTTACGGAAATATCAATCGGTCCACTTATACGTGGTGGAAGTCCAAGCAGTATGCCGCTGGATCAACCAACCCGACTCGCCAGAACGTTCTGCAATACATCAGCGGAACGGTCAAGAACGGCGCAGAAGTTCCGACGTTTGGTGTCTGTGGTTTCGGAACGTGGACGCTGCTTGCCCAAGATTACGTGGGTCAAGAGCAATACGTTATCACTCCGGGTTCCGGCTTTGATTCGGATTCCAACGGCCCGCAGGCTGCTTTCCGCGCCCTGATGGTTGCTGGTGTGCCGATCTACCCCGATCCCTACTGCCCCGAAGGCACCCTGTATCTCATCAACAGCAATTACCTGTCGCTGTATGTGCATGAGAAAGGTTCTTTCGTGTTTACCGGCTTTGAATCGACGCTGCCGAACTGGCAGATTGGTTATGTCGGTGCGGTCCTTACCATCGCAGAGCTTGTATCTACCAAGCCGAAGTCGATGACTAAGGTCACGGGCTATAACTCTCTCACGCTGTAAAAGGAGAAAATAATGGCTCTCGCACTAAATAAAATTATCATCTCCGGTCTTAGCACTAACAATGCTGGCGCGTATTTGCAGAGTTCGACCGTTACTGCGGTCGCTGGGAATACAACGGTTTCTTCAGGTTTGTATATCCTGATTCCGTCAACCAACGTTGCGGTGCAGGCTTATGATGGTTCTAGCTGGACTACCTTTGTTGCTGCAAATACTGGCGGTGTGATTTTCTCAGACGGCCAGAACGTGCGGTTCAGCAACGGTGGTGCTAATGCTAACGTTACGCTGCTGACGGTTAATGGCGGTAATGCTGCCACTGGCCAATACAACAGCTAAGGGGTAACTTATGCAATCGAACCGTGTAGGCGCTCTACTCCCTGATAATTTCGGTAATTTCTCATTCGTCAATGTCAAGGCTGCTTCTCTGAATGCCACCGGCAATGCCGCTGTGACTTTGCCGATTCAGGCGGGATCGTCTTACATTGTTCGTCGTATTACTGTGTCTAACGCAAGCGGTAACATTGCTGCGGCTAACGTTGTAATTCTCACGTCTGACGATGGGAATTCTTCTAATGCCATCAGTAATGTTACCGTGTTGACCAGCGTTACTGGCGCAACAAAATATCAGGATGTTCCGCTTGCAACTGGAGCATCTTCGACGGTGTATTCGGCTGCGGCATTGTTCCTCAAGATCAATACCGCTGTGGCGAATGCTACTTGTGATATTCAGGTTTACGGCGACATTGTAACCCCGTGATGGAAACTCTTTTCGTTACTAACAACGGTGATTTCTCGTTTGAAGATGGCTTTGACGGCAAACGTTATCAATTTGCCATTGATTCAACCGTAGAAATACCGTTGTTGGCAGCGAAACATATTTTTGGATATGGTGAGGATAATAAGATTCCTTACCTTATCCGACTTGGTTGGTTGCAAGTATCAAATGATATGGACAAAGCTATGGGTAAATTGGCGAACTTCCAATTTGATACGCAACGACCAATAAAAGGCCACTCCAAAGCCCCGGTGGTGGACAAAGTAGCCCCCCTGCCGTTGAAAAACGGTGGAGGGGCGAAAGTTCAAGCAGCGTAACGATGGCTGATAAATGTCACAAACACTTTCGGATTACATTACCGAAGTCCGGCGGCTCCTGCATGACGCTAACGCGAATTTTTACACCAACGCAGAGTTAACGGACAACATCAACGCGGCAAGACTCCGGCTCGTAAGAGATACCGGGTGCCTCCGCGATCTACAGTCTTACACCTTATTGTCGGGTGCTGAGACTTTTAATTATTCCGATCTTCCGCAAAGCACCAGAACGCTTGATATCCTGAATATCAACGTCTACTGGGGTAATACGCGGGTTCCTCTGCGATACCTAGCGTGGTCGGATTTCAACGCTCAACTACGTTTCTGGCAGAACTACACGGGATTGCCCGTAGGGTTCTCTATCTACGGTGCCAACAAGGTCTATATCGGACCTGTTCCCGACCAGAACTACAGTGCTGACGTTGATACCGTATTGATGCCGGAAGATTTGGTTGATCTTGCGGATGTAGACGAAATACCTGCGCCCTATACCGGTCCTGTTCAGTTTTATGCGGCTTACCTAGCCAAGTATAAGGAACAGTCGTATGGAGAAGCAGAGATATTCAAGCAAGAATACCTGAAGAATGCTCAATCTGTGCTGAACTCGGTGTTTACGCGCAGATTGCCAAGCCCTTACTCACAAGCATACTGATATGGCTGCTAGTCCTGAGCAAAAAAAGTCATATCACGTCACGAAAGCATTCAAGGGCTTAAATACCAAAGCCAATCGGACGGCGATTGATGAAAATGAGTTTTCTTGGATAGAAAATGCTCAACCTGTCGGGTTTGGGAACATAAAAATTGTTCCCGGCCCCCAGACAATCAATACGTCCATTTTTTCTGCCAATACTTCTTATTTCACGGCAGTAAACATTGGTCTTGAAGATTACGTATTGTCGTTCCAAGAGAATGGAGCGGCTCAATACGTCAAAATCAGCAATTATGACCGTGGAAACATTGCTGGTTCAGGAACATTCAGCAATTCCGGGGTGCAAGTAACCCAGTGGGATAACGAACGTGCCCTGATAATTGATCCTAGCAAGGGATATTTCACATGGGATGGA